CCCGTTACATATGATGTATGATTAATTGGCACATAAGCCGCTTGCAAATTTGGTGAATATAAACAAAGTCCAACTATCTTATCTAATATCGGGTCAAGTCCTGTAGTTTCTGTATCGATTGAGATTACACCATTATCTATGCACCTTGTCATATAATCGTGCAATTCATCTACCGAATTTATGACTATATAATCATCTTTATATTTCCCGAGTTTCTTCTCTACTACTGCTTTTGCCGTTGCTATTCTATCAATAAGATTATTACCAACTCTTACTGCGCTTTGCTTCGGCTTTGCGGTCGTTTTCTTTGCAAGTGATAAATCACTCTTTTTATCGTTTCGTGTAGGAACATTAAATAATGCCATCGTATTCTCCAATATAATATGGGCGTACTGTATGACTTATATTACTATACGTTTTTTCGGTGTGTTTTATCGTGCAATTTGAAATAATTTATAATGTACGCCCATATGATAAAAGCACAGTCTAAAACTTATGGAGTTGATATATCGCCCACGGGTTACTTAAACTGTGCTTTATTAAAGATTAGAAAGGTGTGTTATCGCTATTTCTTCTTGAAGGTGTTCTTCTTACAGGCGCTTCGTTTCTTCTTGAAGTCGTATCACGCCGTCTTACAGGTGCTTCACCATCTTCAGGCGGGAACATTCCGTTTTCTACATAGAATTCCATATCATCAACGGACTTATCAAGAACTACACCGCCCATAACTCCTTCGAATTCTGGTAAATCTTCAATCGTAGTATCATCTTTACCCGTTTCATAGATTTCGTATGTAGTCTGTGTACTTCCTGCCGCACCGTGTCTTTCGATATCAAATGTATGACTAACTAAATCTTCATTATTTGCATACCTTGAACAAATGCTACTAATCTTCTGGAAGAACTTCTTTCCTCTTTCCCAAATCTTGACTTTATCATCGTCAATATCATATACGGGAATGAACAACTTTGCGTACTGCGGATATCTTTCTCTGCAAAACGGACAATTATCAATCGGCTCATTATATGCCCTCTTACAATTGACATAACGCTTTCTATCACCGACTTCTACTTGATGTACTGCAAATCCTTCAACATCATCGATACTATTGTACATAAAGCGTACTCTTGCAACATCGCCGTCATTCTTTAAAGAAAAGAATCCTGCTCCGCCGTGACTACCGTACTTTTCTGCATCATCCCACTTAAATCTTCCCATAATTTTTCTCCTTTACTGTAAGTTCAAGTGTTATAAGTTACTATAAACATTGTAGCACACGATGTTTATAATGTCAACTACTAAATAATCATCCATTTATATTCGTGTACTTTTTTATACTGACCACGCTGTAATACATAATTGCGATCCTTTAATTTTCTTCGTGTTCTCCTTTTACAAATTACTTTTTCTGACTTTATATTACAGGAATATCTGTAATATCTATTCTTATCTTTATCGTACCAAACACCAGCAATATAAGAATTCCTCGTCTTATCGTATAACGACTTTAATCTTCTTATATCCTCTATCTTTCTTTGATACGACATAGTTATCACCTTGGTAGAGGGGGTGGGGGTTGAACCCACACATCTCTCGGGTATAAGCCGCTTGCCTTCACCATTTGGCCACCCCTCTATGTGTAAGACGCAGTTGTGCCCAGCGTCTTACAATGACACCATATAAGGCGAGATATTATTATTCGACCGTCCCGCCATCAGTCTCAACGCAATCACCCATTGGGTGTCGCTGGCGCCGATAGGAGGATTCGAACCCCCGCAGACTTTTACATCCCTCTCTGTTTTCAAGACAGACCTCTTAAACCAACTTGAGTATATCGGCATGTACGGTTTACTCTTATTAAGTCACTATGCGTTGGGACGGTAAGGGAATCGAACCCATCCACCGTAAGTCCCGCGACACCGCCTCAACGCTTCGACTTAACAGAGCATCTCCTTACGGATAACCAGTGGCAGCCGTTGGTGGATTCGAACCACCGCATAGAGGAATCAAAATCCTCTGCCTTACCGCTTGGCTAAACGGCTATGGGCAGATTAAGGTCTCTGCAACCGCACATCTCACCTAATTGGCCTGCTCACTACAATTTAATTATCGGAAAGTAAGTGCGCTCTCTTACTCGCGGATAACTATATGTATCTATTGCTACTGAGTTGGTGTTAATTTGCTATCTTCACTCCGCTGGCGGGATATGTAGGATTTGAACCTACAACCTATCGGTTAACAGCCGATTGCTCTACCGTTGAGCTAATATCCCATATGTGCATAATGCGGAAGTCTAACACTATGCACATCCTGATGGAAGTCAATCACAACAATGTGATTTGGTGTCGAGAGTGGGACTTGAACCCACACGATATTACTATCAACAGATTTTAAGTCTGTGGCGTCTGCCTATTCCGCCATCCCGACATATTGGAGCACTCGCCGTGACTTGAACACGGAATCACGCTATACAAGAGCGTTGTTTTGCCGATTAAACTACAAGTGCATTTCGTGGGTATTCCCAAAACTATTTCCCACGCTCCGCTGTAGTATCATTTACTGTATATACTCTTTAAGGTTTCGTTTGACACGGAGTTATAAATCAATCGTAAGTTGACCTAAACAGAATTTCGTTACCCTCTACCCAAGCATCAAACTCTTTTCCGTTTCTATCTGGATTCAATTCTGCTACTAATAGGATATTAGTAATCTTCATCGTTCCAGAATTTGCTTTGTATGTTGTACACGTTGGTGTATAAAGACCTACGCTACTCGGACTAAACTTAAACAACGAATTTCCGCTCTTATAAAGATTTACACGAATACCGTTTGTCCAGCCCGCTTTTTTAATCAAGTCCGAAGAAATGTTGATTACATTCAATCTCGTATCATTCGGTCTCATAGATTTAGTAGTAAGCCACACTTTCTTTACTTTATTAGGCCCACCACTATGCGGATTAGAAACACTAATCATTTCCCAATCAAAATCAATCGTTCCCATAGTTTGTTCTCCTTTTGTAAAACGCTATGATTTAACTTACGCTATTATGTTAGCACAACTAATTATATATGTCAACTACTAAATTTAAAAAGTTGCAACTAAATTTTTTAACTCCGACTTCGTGCAATCGTTTGCATCCTTTCTTCCTTCAGGCAAGAAGTATTGCATTACTATCTTATTATATAGTTGCTTCTTTAATTTCTGCCTTGCTTTTAATCCCGCTTCATCCATATCTGTACATAGTATAATCGTTCTACACGACAAATCTCTTAACTGTTCAAATTGCATTTCTGACCCAAGTCCGTTAAGTGCTACCGCATACTTGCCTACTGTCCAAAATGATAAGGCATCTAACATAGATTCACAGACTATAACATCATCAAAATTATAAGAACGACTAAAACCATTTCTTATTCCGTTCTTATCTATTATTGGATTGTCTATGCATTGCTGATATAACTCATACAATCCATATAAAGGCTTCTCAAACCCATTTGGATAATTAAAATACTTTCCGTGTGTTGAACGTCTTGCAACTCCTAAACAATTTCCATATATATCTCGTATGGGAAATGTTATACAATCTGTTTCTTCATCATAACCTATATCAAATAGTTCTATGATTTCATCAGTTAACCCACGCTTGTACATATACGGATGTATGTATCTATACTTGTCTAATATATCATCGCTCACAAATGCGTTTAAACGCTTCTGTTTTTCGATTTTAGCGACTTTTCTATCGCAATCGATAACTATATCGTTTCGCTGTTCAACTTGCGTTATAGCGAAGTTTTTTAGTAGCCACTTCCAGCCTTCTTTACCTAATATATCATCGTAGTTGCCGAAACAATATGATATTACTTCTTGCAGACTATGTGTTTCACCACAAGCGAAACAATGAAACACACCATCTTCTTTTCTTATGCCCGCAGAAGGTCTACGCTCTTGCCCATTTCCGTGATATGGACAAGTAATCATAAAATCATCGCCAACATCTTTTATTTTCTTTAAAAGCGGAATATCGTTCATATGTAGTTGTCTCTGCAACTCATTTAATATGTCCGACAATTCCGCATTTAGGAGAACACCATCTAAAATCATAACTTTAGTTTCTCGTATACTTCATTCACAATAGGAATTATATGCGCTATCCAGTCAACTAATTCTTCGTTTTCACCATAACTCACACCGCATTCTTGCGCAACTGCGTGTACTAATTCGTGGCGTAATACGTGATTAAA